GAAAAACTGTCTGATGTCAAATTTGCAATCAGCAATGTATCAGAACATGACTTCCTGTCATCTGTTAATTACCTCTTTCTGTCGGAGTACATCTTGCTCCGTCATATCAAAACAAAAGAGCCTGCCGACATCGCAGATGTGCCGTATGAAGAACTTGAGGCAAAACTCTCATCAAAGGGCATTAAGCTCCTCGAAGGCTCCGTCACCGATAACTCGGTTGAGGTTTAGCTATGGGCAGAAACAACCGCAGAGCTTGCGGAAAAATCGACAAACTGCCCTCTGACCTCAAAGACACCGTAGATCAGATGCTTGTAAGCGGACAGACATACCGTGAAATTGTGTCATACCTTGCTGATAACGGCGAACAGCTGTCACAGGCGGCAGTCAGCCGTTACGCATCACGCTTTTTGGCGAACGCACAGCAGTTACGAATTGCACAGGAAAATTTCAGAATGATACTCACCGAAACCGAGCGTTATCCTGAAATTGACCCTGCAGAGGCTATTTTGAGAATGGCATCACAAAAGGTTTTTGATGCCATATCAAAACTTGACGAAGGACAATTCGATGAAGTGTCTGCCGAAGACCTTTTAAGACAGGCTACTGCCCTTGCAAGAGCAGTAACATACAAGCGTAAGACCGACACGGATGTTAAGTCAGACAAGCAGATTGCCCTCGAAGCAAATCAGAGCCTGCTTTATGACACTATCAAAAAGAGTAATCCACGGCTCTACAACGAGCTTATGGACGAAATCAACAAGCTCAAAGCAAAGGAGCAAGGACGATGAACATCAAGTGGTATGTTTTGTATGTAAACACAGGACAAGAACATGCTGTTGCGGAACAGCTCCGACATCGTGGTTATGATGCCATTGTGCCGATTGAAAACAAACTGATACGCTCAAAAGGCAAGTGGATAACCCAACCGCATATACTTTTTGACGGCTATGTATTTGTCCGTATGGACTATGAGTGGTCAAAGTATTATGTATTCAAAGGTATTCCACACATTATCAGATTACTCGGCGGCGGTACAAGTCCTATTCCTCTAACTGACAAAGAGTCTGAATTTATTCTAACTTTAAGCGAACTTTTGAAAACTCCCTCGGTGCTTAAATTTACTGACAATAATTACGAAACTGTCAGCGGATTTTTGGCTGAGAATAAAGATAAAATTGTGAAAGTACAGAAACGATACAAGAAAGCAAAAGTCAAAATTACCCTTGCAGGTGAGCCGACTGAGCTTACTGTTTCGTTTACCGAACAAATGCCCGAACAGACAGCGGATTGATTCGTCTCTGCTTGATGTGACACGGCTGACATACAGCAAAGCTACCGATAACCTCAAGTTAGCGGATGGCGGAGCATACCTAAGTTAAAAACAGCGGTTTGTTCGTCCATGGATAATCCCTCCGGTAATTAGTTCATATGGCTGACATTAAAATTAACACCACAAACCGCTGTTTTTTATATACATTAAAATGCTTTTAAACACCTTTTAACGGGTGTTTATTTTTATGCAAAAAAGAAAGAAGGTGCAAAATGAAGAATAAGCTGTCAAAACTTGAACAATTGCTCAAGGATACAAACACAAAGCAGGAATTTAACATTGTTGAAGATTTAAAATCACTTGCACTGTCCTATGGAGTTGTTAAGTCAAGAGAGTTTAGAAAGAAATTAAATGCTCTTATTACGAAATATGAAAGCGACGAACTGACGGCAATTCGGCAGGCACTGATTAAAAAATGTCAGAACGGTGACACACAGGCCATTAAGCTGTATGCAGATTACTTTAAGCCTGAAACAGTAACAACCGTTGATGACGGATTGATTGAGGCACTTGAAGGTGCGGGCAAGGAGGCTTTTAAAGATGAAATTTAAGCCTTTTTCGAGAAAACAGTTAAAAGTCCTCTCTTGGTGGAAGGTTGAAGGCATAAAGGATAAATACGATGCAGTTATTGCAGACGGCTCTGTCCGTTCGGGCAAAACTGTCAGCATGAGTATTTCATTCGTCTTTTGGGCAATGGCAACATTTACCGACTGCAACTTTGCCCTTTGCGGTAAAACCGTACGCTCTTGCAGACGAAATGTTATTAAGCCTCTTATCAATATGCTCAAACACCGTTACGATATCAAGGATAAGAGGTCGGAAAATTTGCTGACTATCAGCAAAGACGGCAAATCTAACACCTTTTACATTTTCGGCGGTAAAGACGAAAGCTCGCAGGACTTGATTCAGGGTGTTACGCTTGCAGGTGTCCTTCTTGACGAGGTTGCTTTGATGCCGAGGTCATTTGTTGAGCAGGCTCTTGCCCGTTGCTCTATCGAGGGTGCAAGGTTTTGGTTCAATTGCAACCCCGATAACCCTAACCATTGGTTTTATCGTGAGTGGGTTTTAAAGGCTCCTGAAAAGCACGCTTTGCGACTTAAATTTTTAATGGACGATAACCTATCATTATCCGACAAGGTAAAACAGCGGTATTACAGCCTTTACCAAGGCACATTTTACCGCCGCTTTATCCTTGGTGAGTGGGTCATTGCCGAGGGTCTTGTTTACCAAGATTACAATGACCATATTAAGGATAAGTTGTGGGACGGCAATCCCGATGAGCTTGTAGGCACATGGTACATCTCAATGGACTACGGTACTATTAACCCTTGCTCAATGGGACTTTGGTGTGTAACCGACAAAGAGGCAATCCGTGTGGACGAATACTATTATAACAGCCGAAAAGAGGGCTATCAACGCACCGATGAAGAGCATTATGCAGAGCTTGAAAAGCTCGCAGGTGACCATTACATAGAATATGTAATCATTGACCCGTCTGCCGCATCTTTTAAAGCTACTATCAAAAGACACGGCAAGTTTTATGTCAAGTCTGCTAAGAACGATGTTATCAACGGCATCAGAACTACAAGCCAAATGCTCTCAAACGGCAGAATAAAAATCGGTGTGAAGTGCAAGGCATCTCAGGAAGAGTTTGGCATGTACCGCTGGGACGAAAAAGCCGAAGTTGATAAAGTGGTAAAAGAAAATGACCACGCAATGGACGATATAAGATATTTTGCATATACCATTTTACGCAGGATTTTTAAATATAACGATTAGGAGGTGAGCGATTGAAAAGGCGTGCTAAATATGTGTTTTTAAGTTGGTTAAGGAGTATTGTAAACAAACTTGACCCCGAAAACGCTACGAGCAATTATCAATTTGATAATATGGAAGAGGCTATGGAAGTATGGCTTGAAATATATGCCGATGAGCCGTCTTGGAGCAAAGATTGCCACAACAAGACACTTAACCTCGGTGCAACGATAGCGTCCGAATTTGCACGGTTAATTATGATTGAATTTGAGAGCGAAATAACGGGTTCAGAGCGTGCGGATTATTTACAAGAACAGTATGAAAGATTGCTTGAACAGCTCAGAGTAAGGCTTGAGGCAGGTTGTGCGGTCGGCGGCATAATGTTTAAACCGTATGTTCGTAATGGTGTAATCCTCCCCGATTGCATCACGCAGGACAAGTTTATCCCTCTTAATTACAGCAACGGCATAATAACCGCTGCCGTGTTTTTTAATCAAGAGGTCAAAGGCAAGAACTATTACACAAGAGTTGAAAAGCAGACTTACAGCTACGAAAACAAATCACACACAATCGAAAGTCACTTTTTTGTTTCATCCAGTCCCGACAACATCGGGGCGGAAATAAATCCTGAAAATCTTGACAGCGATATGTGGTCGAGAATTGACCCATACATAGTTATCAATGATGTTGACCGTCCTTTATTTGCTTTTTGGTCTGTACCTTTTGCTAATAACATCGAAAGTGGCAGTCCCTTAGGTGTGTCTGTTTACAGCCGAGCAATTAAGCTGCTTAATGAGGCTGACTTGCAGTGGGACAGATATTTGTGGGAATTTGAAGGCGGCGAGCTTGCAGTTGATGCAGGCGAAGAAGTCCTTCGACAGCGACCGGGCGAAGATACGCTCGGAACACCGTCAACCCGTGATAGATTGTTTCGCAAATTTAACATTGATGCAGACGATAACAAAGATAAGTCTTTTTATGAGGTTTTTAACCCGACTTTGCGTGATGATAACTACTCAAATGGACTAAACGAAATAAAAAGACAGATTGAGTTTAACTGCTCCCTTGCTTACGGCACATTGTCAAACCCACAAAATGTAGATAAGACAGCGGAAGAAATCAAAGCATCAAAACAGCGTAGCTATACAGCTGTGTCTGATATGCAGCACTCGCTTGAGGCTGTACTTGAGGACTACATATATGCGTGCAATGCTATGGCTGATGCCTGTAATCTTGCTCCAAGCGGAGAGTACGAAGTTAGCTTTAATTGGGGCGACGGCGTGCTTGAAGATAAGGACAAGGAGCAGGCAATACAGCTCAATGAGGTCAACAGCGGAATCCGCAAAAAGACCGATTATCTCAAGTGGCGTTACGGTGTTGATGATAAACAGGCGGCAGAAATGTTACCCGAAAGCGGTGTACAAAGTTTTTTTGATGAAGGCGGTGGCTCTTAATGCTCACCCCTGAACAGCTTGCTCATTGTGCCGATGATATCATCAACCTATATTCACAGCTTGAAGAGGAGATTGTCCGTGACATTGCTCGCAGAATTGCAAAAACAGGAACAATGACTGACACGGGCATATGGCAGGCACAGCATATGCAGGAGCTTGGCACTCTGCACTCTGATGTGTTGTCAAGTGTTGCAAAATACAGCGACAGGACAGAATCAGAGTTAAAAAAGCTCTTTGAAGATGCAGGTGTGACCGCTACGGAGTATGACAACGAGATTTACCGACAAAACGGCTTAAATCCAAAGTCACTCAAGGTGTCCGATGTGCAAATGCAATTACTTGAGGCAGGCTACAAAAAGACACAGGGCAATCTTAGCAATCTTACTCTGACCACAGCTGTGTCATCACAAACGAGCTTTATCAACGCTTGCAGTCTTGCTGAGTTAAAAGCATCAAGCGGTGCGTTTACTCCGCAACAGGCAATTGCCGATGCAATTAAACAGGTAGCTCAAGACGGAGCGTATGTAATCTATCCCTCCGGTCATCGTGACCGACTTGATGTTGCTGTACGGCGTAATGTTACAACAGGCATAGGTCAGACCACAGGTCAAATATGCCTATCAAATGCCCAAGAGCTTGGCTGTGACCTTATGGAAATTACCGCTCACGCAGGAGCAAGACCGAGCCATGCCGCTTGGCAGGGACAGATTGTAAGCCTGAGTGGTCAAAGAGGTTACTTGTCATTATCTGATATTGGTTACGGCACAGGTGACGGATTTAAAGGCTGGAACTGCCGACACGATT